CCAAATCCGTTTGCACCGGCGCTTTTAGGCACACCACTGCAAACCTGAAGGCAATTTTCAATGATTGTTGTGAATACAATTGTAAACAATGTTCATCCGAGCGTGTCTGAGATAAGCAGCGTGGGGCTGGGCGCGGTCGGCTACAGTAAAGGGCGCATTGGGTTGCAGTGTGGGCGATTTGGGCTGCAGTGAGTCATTCGCCAAGGGTTTGCCGTTCCGCCGATGCCTTCGGCTTCATTAATCCATCCAGTCCAGACATCCTTGCCTTGTGCCTGGCTGCGTGGCCTTCAGACACTCTTTTGACGTGCGCAGCGACCTCGGCAGCTGGGTCTATCGGCGGAAGCAATCCGCCGTTGCCATCTGACATCTGCTGGCCGATATCATAGAACGAATGCCACGATCTGGTGTCCTCTGCTCCTTTAATAAGGTGCACACCAGCGTGGCCACAAACCTTGCAGCCGACACCGTTGCACTCACCGCATAGAACGCCACCAACTTGACCGCAGCAAGCAGCAAGAATTGAGACGACGCCATCAGCGATCATCCGATAGCCAAGAGCTTCTGCTGTGTGCGTGGCCTCAGTGCTATCAGCAAGCGTCACGGTAGATGTGTACGTGCATTGAGCCATATCATTCCTCCTTACGGGTTCGGCAGTCGGTTGCCGCCAGTTTGATCACCTGAACCACCGCCGCCGCCGATGCCGGTTCCACCGCCGCCAGCCGAAGTTGTAACCTCACCAAAAACAATTACGCCATTATTTGAAGTCTTAATGTGCGTGCTTTGTGTGGCCAGAAAGATAACTGCACCGCCAGTGAAAAAGGGATCTAAGCAATAAACTGCCCACTGGCCATAGGAGCCCGGATTTACAGATCCGCCGTTGTAAGCGACCTGACCATCACCATATTGAATTAAGCACGCAGCCACGCTGATCGTCGTCGAGGTTCCACTCTGGCTCACAGGATTTGCGCCCGTGAATATACCGTTTGAATTCACGGGATTATTTCTAAACGTTCCTCTGAGCCGCAGAACTCCAGTCGGATCAGCAATAGAGATCGGAACAAGTCCGCTGGGAATAGATGCGCGAACCGGCTGAAACGGGAGAGCACCGTCAGAGAACGCAGAAGGCTCGTACTGCAATACTGTGAGCTGAATCGTCGGACCATCCTGTTGCGAGCCGTCGCTGCTCGTGCCATCAGCGGCAGGCACAATATATTCGGCCTGCATGATCTCGTAATCGCTTTGATATTCCTCGCTGACCGTCGCGTCCACAGTAATAATGTCGCCGCAGAGCTGCTCAATCAGTGTGCGCGCGTTGCCTGGAATCGAAGTGTCAACAGCATCCAGAAAACATGTAATAGTGCCTGCCCAGGGTGCGGCGTAAGGAATTTGCGGGAGGCCAAGACTGCGCGCACTCAGGAAATTCAGAATCCGATTCGCACGCTCATAGGTATTGTTGCCAAGATTGAATGTGACGGGTGAAACGTGGAAGATGGGCGTCAGGCTCAGTCCACGTTGCCCTGTGGCGTTCTGATGCTGCTCATGGTCAACAATCGGCGCGCGCACTGCAAAGCGGCTCTCTGGGCTGCCGGCATATCCATTTCCGCTTATCGATCCACTGACTCCAGAAGTGGTTTGGCGGTATGAAGTTGCAACGGTGCCATCTTCAAGCTGCGCGCCCCAAAAGAAGATCGCCGATGCAGTGTTGGTAATAAAGATAACGGGCTGCACCGTGCCTGCGCCGGTCCATGCGCCTGAGTGAGTGAATACAAAACGTTGCCACACTTGCGTAACAGTAATCGCAACGGTCTCTGCATCTGTTCCAACAGGCCTATTCATAAGGAGCGATGCGGCAGTGTTTACAGCTGCGCGCAGCCAAACGCTAAACGTAACTGGCACTCCGATCGTCGAGACCAACGAGGTCACCTGAAATATTCCCTGAACCGCAGTCACTCCAGTTGCAATGGTGTCTGCCGTGGTCGTACCTGGCGGATCGAATGGGCCTTGCTGGGTATTCGGTGTCACGGTGACATTCGTGCCTTTCACCCAGACAGCGTTGTCAGCCTCTTCAGAATGGATTACAAAATTCGCGTGCCCACTCTGTGCGTACGTTATTTTGTTCGACGCAGGAATGGTTGCGACCTGAAACACACCATCAAAGCCTATATCGTGCGTGCTTCCATCTTGTGGCGGAACAATCTGCACGTTGCCATTCAGCTGGAACGGGTGATCGGTGAGAAATTTTGCCGTCACAATTCCGTTGCCGGTGCGGACCAGCGCGGAGTTGGCAGGAGTATCCAGGTCAGCCATGTCCTGCGCGTTGAGATCATTAAAGTCGCCGATGAAGCGATTGTTGGCACCGTGCAGGTTGATCTTATCGAATTGCGCCTGCCCGGAGAGAACATGGTCAGAAGTGAGCAGAAACGTTGACGTGCGCGGCTTATCCGCGCAGATATATATCTGGCCGGCAGCTTCAGTGATGTAGAGCTGAGACATAGCCAGCAACTGACTCAGAGCGTCTTGCACTGATGTTTGCTGGGAAAAAGCCAGCGATGATTCAAACCTCTTTTGCCCTGAAGCAAGGACCGTGTTGCACCAATTCACTGAATCGGCGAACGCAGCAAAATTGATGCGCGCTTTTTCGGCGGCAACCAGATCGCCACCAGGCGCTGCAGCTAAAATCGGATTCCACTCAGGCTTGAGCATGGTGCGCAGAATCACATCCAGCACTTGCTCCGCTCCGTTGGTGGAAAATGCATAGCCAGTCTGATTGCCATTCGCATCGAACTGGCGTACCTTGCATCCACGCAAGTCGGCCCTTATATCCAAAGTCGCGGTGGGCGCAGCCGGATCTGGCGGAACATTCAGCATGAGATAGGCTTTACGGCTGAACGTTGTGGGCAGGAAATTCGCGGGCAGTAGCGACCAGAAGGAATCAACATCCTGATCTATTAACGAAATCTGGAAATCATCAAACCACGCGCTGCCAGCAAGATTTGCTCCGAATCCCAGATGGCAATACACACGCAGAAAGCCTGATCCGATGACTCTAAAAATGCATGAGACCTGGGTAAAGTTGTGTGCTGCACCATCGGCCGCAATGCCCACGTCAGGCTGGGTGGGTGTGAAATCGGTGCCACTCTTGCTGATGATGGTGAAGCCGGTCACGCCAGAAAGAATATCGACGTTGAAGAGAGCGCCATGCCCGGCGCTGGCCGTAATTGCGGTGGTTCTAATGAAGCCCTGCAGCCGGTAGGTGGCACCGTCGACCACAGCAATATCCTGATAGGAAGCTGAATCGCCAGCAGAGCTATTCGTGATCTTTAAGGAGCTGTTTCCTGAGTTTACAAAATCGTTCGCTATTAACAGCCCGAAGGCTGCGCCCAGTAAATTCCAGCTTGGCGCTTGAGAACCCAGAGCGCCCGTCTCGCCATTACCATTGATGATCAGGTTGCCATTCACCGCGCCTGGCGGCCGCCCAGTGGACTGCGGATTTAAGCCTGCACCCAAAGTGCCGTCAACACCTGCATGAAAATGCACCAGCGTAGTATCAGCTGCATTTGCAAGCGCGCTGTTGATCCAAAGGCGCTCGATTCCGTCGATCTCGCCATCGCAAAGGATGCGAATCACCACGCGGTTCTTGTTCGGAAGCGCGTGGTTGAGTACTTCATTACCAATTCCACGCACAAAGCCGTACGCAACAGGCAGATTGATGCCGAGTTGCGCGCTTGCTATATCGTCCGGATTGAGTGTGATCGTGGGCATTGTTTATAGAAGGGTCAATTTGGAACGCCCTCCTCCTCCGCCGCCACCAACGGGATTAACGCCTCCTGTCCCTCCAACGCCAACAGCAGGAACAAAGATTGTGCTAGGCACCGTCGTAAGGATCGCGGGAAAGCGCTCCTGCGCGGCGCGCGACGCATCCTTGCAGGCAACAAAACTTTTTGGGCAGGACGCGGCCGTTCCCGTCGATCCGCACTGCGCGCTCTTGAACCGGAATGTGCACTGCTCAACTTCCACGTCGCCGGCAATCACATATTGCGTGGGATCGAACAGCTGCAGCTCACGCGCAGACAGCTCATCTTCCTTGGGATTCTGCTCGCTCAGTGAGCAATGGAATTCGTCGATGGCAACATCCAGAAGAGTCATCCACAGTCGCGTGATCGCATAAGCGCCCTCGAATTCGTGGTTCTTCAGAGCGCGGGCAACGTCGCGGTCAATCGTGTTGCCGGAAATATTCTGCATCGTCAGATCGCCGGCATTGCTGGTGAGATTGCGCGTGCGTGTGAAGTTGCAGCCACTCTTGATCCAGCCGTTGTAGAACTGGCTCGCGCCCGTTGCACGCGTGGGATAGATGCCTTCGTAATCGCTCCAATAAAACTGCGTACCATCGATCGTCAGAATATCGAGCAGAACGATAGGAACAAACGAAGCGCCGCGCGCTGCCATGAATGCCGCCGCACCTGCTGGAAGTGTTCTGGGCATCAGCGCATCACCTCAATGGCATCGGCGGACACAAAGAAATCAAGGCTGCCTGCATTCTTGGTGGCCGTGGGAGACAGCTTCACACGATGCTGTCCCAACACCACATTTTGAATCGTGATCACAACCGCGGATTGCGTCGCCGCAGCCGCAAACAGGTCCACCGTGCCCTGGCTCACTCCATCCAGGAAGACCTGAACGATGCCCATGTCCGGGCCTTTGTAGGACCACAGGCGAAAGCCAAAGCCGAAGTAAACCCACTCTGCTGCATCTGTGATGACGTTGCCAACATCCCAGTAAGCCGATCCAGCGTGCTGATTCGCATCAGCGCTTGGCGCCAACAGAACAGCAACCGTTGCGACCGTCTGCGTATAGGTAGTTGCGGCAGCTCCGAATTCCAGCTGCGCGCCCCACGCAAAAATAGAAGTTGCGGCATTCGTGATGCGGATGATCGCTTGAATCGCCGTGATTCCCGTCCACGTCACTGAGTGAGTGAAGGTGAAACGCTGCCATGCATTGGTGACCGTGAAACCTATGTTCTCTGTATCGGTTCCACCAACACGGTTGATCAGAAGAGATGCGCCGGTATTTGCCGCCGCTTTCAACCACACACTAAATGTGACCTGGAATCCTTTTCGCGCGAGCACGCTGCCAGCCTGGAAAACACCAACGCCGGCAGTAGCGCCAGTGGTGATTGTGTCCGCTGTGTTGCCGCCGTTCGGATCGACCTGCGTATTCGCGGTGACGGTGACTGCCGCTTCCCTGGACCAGGCAGCGTTATCGATCTGCTCAGAAAAAATAAGATAATTTTTGTCCTGATGGTCCCACGTTCCGGTGAGCTTCACCAGGTCATTGCTGAAATCGTCGCGTTCCTCCAGGAAGACGGAATCGACGCCCCAATTGCTGGGATACTGAAACATCGGCACTTTCGGCAGTACCACGAACGTGGCCGTGATGTTCACATTGTTGTTTGCCATGCGCTCAAACTGCGGCTCTGCCAGACACTGCCCGCTGTAATAGCGGCTGTCATCGATATCGAAGTAGCTAAAGAAACCGCGCTCATACTGGCGCAACCACTGGCGCAGCGAGAGATACGTTGAAAACGGCACGTTGGCCCAATGCAGATCGAACTCCATGCCGCGCGCCATCATGTAACGCGAGAATGGAACGCCGCTGCGTGGCTGCCAGCTTGAGAGAGTCTCAGGATCTTTGTGCGGAATCGAATACGTTGGATTCAGCTGGCTCTGCGGCGTCGGATTCAGGATGTTTTGCTCGCTCATTTAATCCAGCCCTCCGTTTGCGCCTGCTTGATGGCATTCAAAAGGTCTTTCCTGAACTGCGTTCCTTTCACATATTTGCGGTCCATCGATGCTGGATGAATATGGAGATCGCCCATTGTCATGCCGCCCGATCCGCCTGCGTTCATGCTGGCCAGCGCTGGCAGGTTCTTTTTTGTGGCCGTGGGATTGACCACAAACTCACCATCGTGCAGCACAGCAAGGCCGGCGTTGCCAGTGGCAGAGAACATGCCTCCTGTATCGAACTGCGGTGGACCAAACGTGAGCGACGAACGCGTCGTGCGTTGCGCCTGAATATCGTTGATGTGCTTCTCTGCCGCGTCAATCGCAGGGCCAACCGTTTTGTTGAATACATCGTTGCCCTGGCTCTTGAGCGTGCCCAGCTGCTTTTGCGAATCAGTGCGCAATTGCTCCAGCTGCTGGATCGCGGACGCGGAGTCGATGGAGAATGCATCAAACCCTTGCGTGATCTGCGTGATATCTGGAACGACAGTGTTATTCGCGTAATCGTTGGCTTGCTTCGTGCGCTTGCTGCCGCCAAAGATTCCACCAAAAATGCCTCCCAGCAATCCGATTATGCCGCCTACAACAGCGCCGATCGGTCCGCCCACCATGAAACCTGTTAGCGCTCCTGAACCTGCGCCGCTGAGTGCACCAAGAAGGCCGCCAGAATTCTGCCCAACTCCAAAACCAATGAGTCCGCCCGTCGCACCTCCAATGAGTGCGCCGGTACCGGCGAGACCGAGCGTACCGTAAAGAGAGCTCACAAGGCCGCCGAGCTTTCCCGTGAGCAATAGCCCCATCAGCAGCGAGCCAGCTTGACCAGTCTTTCCTCCTAACGCGCCACCGGCCAGCGCCAGGCCGAGTCCGGCAATACTTGCCAGAGAACCAGCGCTGGTGAGATTTCCAAATAACCCACTTTTCGCGCCAGCGGATGAAACGCTGTTAGTGGCTGGCGATGCGAGACCGCTGCCTGCTCCGAGTCCAGGAAGATTAAGGCTCTGCGCCAGAGTGGCTGATGTGAGCGCGCCGCTGGCTGAAGGCAATCCAAATGGGTTTGAAGTTGACGCCGTGCCTGCGATCGCGCTGCTGAGTCCGCCACCAGCAGTGAGACCTGGGAGAGCCAACGTGCCGGCTGTTGTTGAGCTGGGAGAAAAACTGCCAGGAGGAACGGCAGATGATGATTTACCCGATGAATTCCCAAAGAGAGTTCCCAGCAATGAGAGCGGACTTCCACCGCCGCCAAACACATTCGCGCCCGTTGTTTGTGGGCCGAATACCAGTGATCCAGCCAAGCCACCGAAGGCAGACTTCATCACGCCCAGGCTTAATATCCACTGCGCAATGATCTGGAAAAACAGCTTCTCAAAGTTGGCCAGGATGCGCTTGCCCAGATTGCCGCTGGTCGCGTCGTCAAACACAGACTGCAAATCAGAGCCGAGCTGCTCAGCCATCTTCTGGTTTTCCGCAGCGATCTTTTCATTCGTCTCAGCCCATACCTGCTGGCGCTGCGCTTGCGCGGTCGCGTCAATCTGCACGACAGCCGCGGCATTGTCTCCGTACGTCTTTTTTAGCGTGTCCTCGTTTTTCTGGATTTCGCGCAGACGGTTCTGTTCATCCACAAGGATCTGTGCGTAAGCTTTCTCCCAGGGAGGAACCGTTGCCAGAGCGGCCGCGTTCTGCGAGTCCACCTGTTTCTGCGCTTCCTCGCTCATCATCGTGGTGAACTTCTGTAGATCAGCCGCGCGCTTTGTGGCTGCTGCCTCATCATTTGCAGCAAGCTGATTATTGCGATTCTGGTCAATCGCCACGATGCGCGTGGACATGGTGTCATAGTCGATCACGCCGCGCGCGTAGAGCTCGCGCTCTTTATCAGCCTTCTGCTCGGCACTCTCAATGATTTGCGCGTCGCCGGTCAACCCGCTGAGAATTGCTTCATTCTGAAGCTGCAGCGTTTCCTGCTGTGTTTGCCGCTGGCTTTGCAACACCTGCTGATTTGCCTGCTGATGGATCTGCGCAACTTTGGCTTGGTAAACAGCTGTCTGTTCGACTTCGGTCTGACTGAGCCCAAGTTTTTCAGAAAGTTGCGCGCGTAGTTCGCTTATATGATCGGTCTCAGTTTGCCTGATCTTGTCGATGCCCTGCAGCGCGTTCTCTGTGACCTGGTCATTGATCTGCATGGTTTCCATGGCCATGCTTTTTCTCAACTCAAGAATTTGCGCCTGCTCTTTTGCATCAGCTGCAGATGTAAAAGCGTCGGCATTCGCGCCGCCCTGCGGATTGGCGCGTTTTATGTCTGCGAGCGCGTTCGTATGCTCCTGCGCGATTTTGGAAAAACCGTTCTTACCAACAAGCGCCGTTGCTTCCTGTGATCTGGCAACCTCATCCGTAATCTGTTTTTCCAGTGCCGCGATTTCAACAAGGAGTTTTATTCGATCAGCTCCCATCACCAGTGCTTTCGCCTGGAGATCCGCGCTGGCGGCGCTATTGATTAGCCCCGCGCCGAGGAACGCGACAATCTTGCCTTCCAGCGTTGACTGCATGGCAACCGCATCGCTGCGAGATGTTTGAAGCGCAGAGGCGCGATTCAGCAATCCAATTTCGTCATTGAGTTGATTGAGATGCTGCAGCCCAAATTCCAAAGTCTTAGGATTATCGAAAGCCTGCTGGCTGGCCTGGATCGTCTCCTGCTGTATCTTTTTCACTTCCTCCGTGTACCCGGCTAGGTTGCTGGTGACGTCGATAATTCCTTCGCCAATCTTCTCAATCAGCGGCACCGCGCCAGCGAATATAGCAAGCGGGAACGCAGCCGCCATGATCGGCCCGAGAAGTGAGCTGCGCGAAATGACCTGATTCAGGGCGCGATTCTGGAGACCTAGCGTTTGCTCAAGTAACCTGCCGGCAACACTGGCCTTGGTCTGCTCATTGGTCATTCCGGTAAAAACTGAAGCAGCATTCTTAGTGGCTGATGTTGACGCATTCTGCGCTGCAGTCTGTGCGAGCGTAGCTTTTGTGGATTCTGTAACCGCAACCTGCTCAGCTTCCCATTGCGCGGTCAGCACGGCAACAGCGGCAGCGCCTTTGAGCGATCCCTGCGATTGATTGTTCAGCGCCAGAGTGGCAGCTTCTGCGGCGCTGATGATCTTTTCTCCCATCGCGTCGCCTGCGTTTCCAATGGCCTGGAATCCTGCGATTGAACCGCTCGGATCGACAATCACCTGTATCTGTACTGGCTCTGCCATTTATCTCGCCTTCCTAAAGCTCATGTTGCATTTACGGCAGCTGATAGGCTTCATTGAATACTGCCGCGCGCCGCACTGTGGACACGCTGGATGGTCTCTCTCAAATTCAAACCGAGCCGTCTGTATCGCGCGTAACCCTTCAGCCTCATCCGCCAGGATTTCCAGCTCCACATCGGAATCAAGCATTCCGCGCAACCACATCAGATAGAGCGCAAAGGAGTAATAGCCGTCTGCTACCTTGCGCAAGGGCATTACCTTGGCCAACGTCTCAGCCGACGCTTCCTGAGACTGGAGGACGCGGATCTGCCTCTCCGTGTCCTCCTCTTTCAGGGAGATCACCATCAGCTCAAGCGCTGCCTGGCGCACGCCTTCTGTGTCGTTGGAAACGATCAAGCTGCTATCTCACTCGCGGCTTCTGGCTGCGTGTTGAAAAGCTGCGAAGCCGCTTCCAGCTTGTGATAGCTGTCCATCTCGCGACGGATGAGTTCAATAGAATCAAGCGGCCTGCCTGCTAATCCATAACCCTCGACCGATTGAATCAGCTCGTCATAGATATCAACGAGCACGGTGTGCCGCGCCGCGTAAATGGTTGTCCCTTGCCGCGATCCTCCAACGACGCGGCTGATTGCACCATTACGCAGCAAGCGTTTTTTCTGGGCAATCGTGGGAGGTGCGAAGCGATGGATGAGCCCGAGGTACATGGTTGTCTCATCACCAGGCTTGGTTTGCGACCAAAGTGCGTCGATCGAAGTCTCGACGACATCAGGGTCCGGAGCACTGTCATTGGTCACAGTGGAAGCGCCAACCGTACGCAGAGACCAGGAAACAGGAATCGAATGCTTTGGCAGAACCTTGGCAAAGTCAGAGGGAGTGCTGAGTTCCCTGGAATAACCCTGGACCTTTGTCACCGTGGATTCAAAGAGCTCAAGCCCGGCTGTTTGCAGATCGGTGGTATTTACCTGCGCATTGTTTTCAGTACGGCTGGCCACGTAGATACCTTTAAAGTAGGCATCCCAGTCGCGCGCCGTGATCTTGCGAAAATGAAAAGTGAATGTGTGCTTGCCATCGCGCAGAGCAATTACACGCGGTTCATCGAGCATCAGAAGTTTGCTGGTGTCAGTTGGTGCGGCCGCTTCCATGGGAAACAACTCCTTTTTCTTCCAAATATTGATTTAGTACAAAATATTGATATTTTGATATTTCAGGTTTTCTTCTCACGCCGGCAGCGAAGCGGTGCTACCAGACAGAACCACGAAGTGATGCGGTCCTTCATCAGCGAAGTAGTGCTGATGCCTTACAGATTTGTGATGCAGGGCGAAGTTAGCGCTTCGCCCTGCGGTGCTGCCTCAGTTGATTAAGCTGCAGCCAACGCATCAGCGCCGGACTTTGCAGCAGCCTGTAGATCGTTGCCAACTGCGGTGCGCAACGCATCGCCAGCGCTCTTCAGCTCTGCAGCTGCGAGGTCAAAACGCTTTCCGCTTGGTCAGGTAGTTATTGTATTCGGTCATTTGGTATTGCTCCTTTTTGAGATTAAGTAGCGATGGCACCAAAACGTTTCTCCAGCTTTTGGGCTTATTGCGTCCCCCAGGACTTGGAACCTCAAGCAGTTAAGGTTCAGTGCCATTCGCTACATTTTTAGCTGCGCTTTTTTTCGCAGCTAAAACTTTTTTACGCGCCTACACCGTAGGCGGCTTGATTGTTGATGACGATCGCCTGAAACACTTCCTGAGTGCCTGGCTTCAAAACAGCGTTGTCACCGGCGTTCATCGCCCAGAGCATTTCTTCACCGCTGGTGCCGATCTGAAAGGTGTCCAGCATCAAATACGGGAACTGCAGCTTCATCTGTTGCGCAGCTCCAGAGTTCGTATTGATTTGAAGCTCTCTCTGAATATCGTTCTCAGAAATAGTCCTCATATCGTCCACGCTTGTGGCCTTCACATTGACTGAAGCATTCGCGCGCTGTTTGAGCACCTTCATAAACGTTCCCCAGAAGCCGCCGCCTGGCGCGCGGTTCACAGTCATCTCAGCCGTGATGTGTACCTGCCAGTCAGTGACGCGTTCCTTGATGCTGCTGAGCGCGGTGGTGGCCGTTGGCAGCGCCGTGCCGGCAATGAAGCCGGTATTAGGCTCCTGGAGGTTGCCGCCTGCAGCAGCGATACCCGTGGCCTGTTTGGTTTCCGTGCCCGTGGCCGTGGATGCATATACGTTCACGGAAAGAACGCCCAGCGGGAATGCAGCCGGAGCCGTGATCTTACTGACTGAGTTTGCCGGCACTGCAATCGATATCTCCTGGCTGGCCAGAGTTTCACCAACTGCCGAGACGTAGGTCACTTTGTAAAAATCCGTGCGCGCGCCGAGCGCGCCGGCGACTGCAGTGGTCAACGTGAACTGCTGGCGCGGATCGGTGAGATCAGGAGCAGAAGGTCCAAGCAGAATATCTGTATCAGATCCGAACAAGAAGAGCGGCAGACTCACAGGAGGGAATGCAACTGCGCCGTCCACCTTCTTGCCGCTGCCCTGCATTTTCCACTGCACCTGGAGAGGGCCAGATTCTTTTCCACTGATGACAAGGTCAAGGATGGCCATATCAGGAAGCTGGTAGATGACATCGTTTGTTTCCTGGACCAGCAGACTCGTCACAGGCGCTTGATTCGTCGACTGGAGAAACTTCATGGTGTGCGTAAATGGACCAGCACCAACTACTGTGTCAGATCCAAGGATAAAAAAAAGCACCCAGCCAGCAAGAAAGTTGTCCAGGTCCATGGTGGCATCAAACGTGGAGTCTTCCATGATGCGCAGCTTAGTCGATGCAAACTGATGGCCCTTGTTGGCCATCTGCTCATCTGTATAAAAAGTGGGAGTGTGCACCGGATTGTAGTTGCCCTGGTTACGCGGACGCTGCGTGTAGCTGGCAGCAGCAACTGGCGTGAGGAAGTTGTTTTGTTTGTTGGGCGAAATAGCCAGATTGCGAATGTCCAGCACGTCCTGCGGCTCATAAAAAAAGAGCGCGATGCTGATACGCAGAAACCAATTAAACAGCCTTATGACCAGGTTATTCACGATGCCTCCACTTTTCGGAACTTAAATCAAATTTCTTTCCAACAGCGCCAGAAGGTTTAACTATTCACCCTGCTCAACATCATCAGCAGGCGCGATTTCAAAAAGCGCATGCCCATTGAAGTGCTGATTCTTAAGCACGCGGTTCCAGTCGAAGGCGCGCGTCACGCGCTGGACCTGGCCAGGGAGAAAATAAAAGGTATGCTGGCCTTCATGGATCTGCACCCTTGTGCCGCCCGCGAACGTGGTGCCAAATTCTGTGAGTCTTACATTTACAAAATCATCATTATTTTCAGTCACGTTATCTAACTCCTTTTCAAGAAAACTGTGCCGTCATGGGCACGCTGATTTTCTGGCTATACCACGCGCCATTGGCGTCAAACTGTTCTGGGTTGATGCCTGCAAGTCCAACTGGTCCCGTCTTGTTTTGTGCGAGGTCGAGGGGAAGCCTCGCGCCCGCGACAGCCTTCCTGACCGCTGCAATCAGTGCGTAGGCGCTATTGCGCTCGTTGTCTGTACTGCTGAGATCGGCTGCGCCACAGAAAATGCAGAATGAATATTCAGACTTATAAGCCGTGCGGACCATATCCCCGTTAGCGCTGTCCTGTCCTCCTTCAAAGAAGACGAGAACTGCAGGCGGCATAACAATAATATTTCCCTGCTCATCAAAATCCTTACTGGATAACGCCTGCACCTGTGCGCCGAAAGCGACGATGCCGGCGTCTGCAGCGAGGAGCAGCGTAAGGCTCTTTTCTACATCTGCAATCTTGAACTGTGTGGCACCCATTATTTGAGCCCCGCTTCTGCTGCAACAGCATCGACGTATCGCTGCATTGCATCTGTGATCTTCTGTGGATCTTCAGGACGGAAAACAAGATACGGACGCGCAGGAATGACCGGTCTGCGCCACTTCAGCGGACCATGCACGCCAAAATGCTGATCCACAACATGCCCCAACTTTCTCCTGTTACTCGGCTCGCGTCTGCCGGCAACGCCACCGGATTGCTGAATTGCTGCATATCTGATGTTCGTCCCGATCGTGAGCACATTCCCGCTTACCTGGTACGTGATCGAATTCTTGAGCCTTCCGCTCTGAATCAATATTTTTCTACCGACGCCGCCTTTGCCTCGCTTCAGCGTGGACTGGGCAAGAGGGGCCCATGATCCGGCTGGCGATCCTTGTTCACGAAAAGTGCGTTCGACAGAGCTGCGCATGACTTCGCCCGCAATCTTCAGCAAAGGCTCAGGCGAAATGCGATCGCTCATGTTCTTGAGCGAGATCTGCAGCGCACTGTCGTTTACCACCGCTTTGAAAGCAGACATCAAATGAATCCCTTCAGATTGCAATCGCTGAATTTTTCTTCTACGGTTGTGATCTGAACATCGCCGCCGCTTGTCTGCGGCGCAGCGGTAGCAGGCTGGTCAAGGCCAGCTTTGCCTGTGGACACATCCTTTAAAAAAGAGAGCGCGTCTTCATAAGACTGCCGAACGTCAGTCTTCATGCGCTTGCGGCGCAGGTAGAGATAGTACTCAGCCAGAGTCAGACAAAGCCCTTTCACCTGGTCGGACGCCTGCAGTGGAACGGTATAACGCACGCGGCAGTACGAATCGATCAAAGCGGATGATTCAGTCAGCACATCAGAAATCAACTGATCATTCGTTTGCCCGGAGTTCGTATCGTCGGTGAGCTGCACCAGCTCAGCTGCGGAGATCCGGCGAGGCGAAAGGTCGGCTTTGACTGCGTAAGACATTTATTTCGCGGCTCCGTCGCTATCCTCATTCTTCTGGCGGAGCGGCTGCACAACGTCGCTGCCAATGGCGGCAGCCTGTTCTTCATCAAGAGTGATGGTTTCACCCGGCGCGTAATCTTCACCGTCGTGCCTTACTGGAGTCCTTACCCTGTGCGTAGGTTTTTCATCAGGTGTTTTTTTCTTAGCCATTTTCACTTCTCCTTAAAGTTGATTATTGAGATTTTGCCGATGGGCCTGATTTTTGTCAGGCCCACACAGCAGCTCTGGCGAATCTCCGAGACCTCTTTCTTTCCGTCCCGACGCGCTTACGGAAGCGTTTAGGCGACCGCGTTCTTGATCAGGTATCCACTGATGTTGCTGGTTACCTGAAGGCCGTAATAAGAGTGCACAGCGAGTTCGTCGGACTTCTTGCTTGCCGGTGCCTCGCGCGCGATCTCCGTGGAGAAACCGCCAACCGTGCCTGGCGCCTGCGTCCAAACAAACGTCTTACCAAAGCTGGGATCAGCCATGGTCGGAGCCTGCTGGGCGTAAGCGAGTACAGCATTCTTGCCCCACACAAAACTCACGTTTTGGTTTTTGTCGATCTGTATCGCAGATGCGAGCACAACCTGATCAACGCCAAAGGCTACCGCAAGCTGAGCGAGGGAAACCGCGCCGCCCTGCACGTTCACAAACCTGGCAACGATTTGGTTGTTCACGCGAAGCTTCTGATATACCTGGTCACCGATGATAAGCACATTGGCGTTCTGACCAATTTGCCGGATCTGGGATTTAGCCGTCTCAACATCTGAGATCGGCGAGGAGTTCACAGGATCAGACCACTGTGACGTTCCGGAGAGCGTCACCGAGTTCGTGCCGGCATAGCTGGCTGTATTGATGGCGATGGCAGCCACGTTGATTTCCATATCAAGCATAATTTTGTCCATTATTGCTTGCGTCGCCCACTGCTCAATATCTCCAGCCATAAAATTGCCGCGCTCTTCATCAGTGATCAGGCGGGCATAAGAGTGATCGTTGGTGTTGTACTTCGTTTTGGAGAGCGTCTGTTGAATGCGCTCTGCAGCAGAGCCAGGTGCGCGCAATGAATTTTCACGGATGGCCTGGTTCTCGCGTCCGAACTGCCAGAAGAAATCCGACTGATGGATTACCTCCACGCGTGGAAAAAGATACTGTGCCACCATCATGTTGTTGCGGTACAGCTGGGCAAACTGCGATAACGCAACATCTATCTTTCCCTGCACCGGACTGACGAATGCACCGGCCATGTTTATGATCTTTGTCATTGTCCTTTTCCTCCTTGGGGATCTCTCCCGTTTATCGATTGAGCGACCCCCGTATGCGAGGGACAAATTGTTAAAGCTTTAGCCTTGCGAACGTGACTGCTGAACCAGTAACAGGAACTCGTCGCCCTGCGCTGCGGCCGCCTCCAGCGCGAGACCCACGGTTTCATAGTTGGTGCCGGCAACCGCTCCAATGGGAGCAAACTGCCCGGTGGCAGCGTTGATCATTACCCACGCGTTGCGCGTGATCGCCGCGTCAGCAATCGCCGTGACCTCGCCCACTTCAATCAGCGTGACCGGATCGCCTGGGTTAATGGCCGCAAGGGCCGTGACACCCACAGCGCGCTGGTTTGCGGCCGTGGGCAGCTTTACTGAGTTAGGCAGTGCTCCAGCAATTACAGCAACACCTGCCGGAAGTGCCGTGTCAGCGATATAGCTGCGTGGCTTCCCTGGATCTACTACTCCAAATAAAGACTTTGCGAA